GTTGGCCGTACACGAAGAAAAAATTGAAAGACAAGAAAAAACAGACGAAATTATATTTGAAAAGATAAAAGATAGAGCTGAAGAAATCGATAGTGTCTATAGAGAATTACAAAGAGAAATTAGTCAAGTTGAAAGACGTTTACTCATAGAGATAAAAGCATTACGAAACGATATAGGCAGTAGAGTTAGTATGCTTGAAAAGGCCAGATGGATATTATTAGGTGCTGCCATTGTAATAGTATTTCTAATAACAAAAGACTTCAATAAACTATTAAGCCTATTTAATTAGGTTGACAAATCAGACAAAATGTAGTATATTAATACTGTGTTATGTCATCTTATATTGATTTAAAATTTATTAATTTATTATCGTCTAGGTTGAGTAAGTTCAAAAGAAAAAACGACCACTTATTTAATTTTAGATGTCCTCATTGTGGTGATTCACAGAAGAATAAAACAAAAGCAAGAGCCTATCTTTATAGAGTTAAGAACGATATGTTCTTTAAATGCCATAATTGTGGTATGGGTCAAAATCTGGCCAACTTTATTAAGTTTATAGACCCTAAACTATATAGTGAATTTATATTAGAGAGATATAAAGGATCAGCACCAGCAACACCAGAACCAAAATTTGATTTTAAACCACCAGTGTTTAAAGAAGTTAGTGTTATAGAAGAATTACCTACTATATCAGAATTGCCAGATAAACATCCTGCTAAGAAGTATATTATCAAAAGAAAAATACCAGATAAGTTTTTTGATATACTTTATTATACAGATCAATTTATGTCTTTGGTTAATAAAATTAAACCAAATACATTTAATAATTTTAAAGGTGAACATCCAAGATTAATAATACCTTTCTATGATACAACAGGTAATTTATTTGCATTTCAAGGTAGAGCATTTGGTAATGAACAACCAAAATATTTAACAATTAAGCTTGACGAAACTAAACAAAAGGTATATGGTTTAGAAAGAGTTAATTTTCAAAAGCATATATACATAACAGAAGGCCCAATTGATAGTTTGTTTATAGATAATTGTTTAGCGGCAGCAGGTGCTGATTTAACTTTAAAAACAAATCCTGATAATGTAACTTATATTTTTGATAATGAACCTAGAAATAAAGAGATTGTAAAACGTATGTATAAAATAATTGATAATAATTATAATGTTTTTATATGGCCAGAATCTATACAATCAAAAGATATAAACGATTTAATTACTTCAGGTAAATTAATTCCAGAGGTTAAAAGTATTATAAGTAATAACACATACAATAAGTTATCAGCATTAACTCGATTAAACACTTGGAAGAAATGTAATATATGACAACTGAAAAAATATTAGTTCAGAAAAGAAATTCCAGAGAAAAAGAACCTCTTAATATTGAAAAGATACACCAGATGGTGGAGTTTGCTTGTGAAGATATATCAGGTGTGTCAGCATCACAAGTTGAAATGAAAAGTGGTTTACAATTTTTTGATGGTATATCTACAGATCAAATACAACAAATTCTTATTAAGTCGGCTTCAGATTTAATTTCATTAGAAACACCTAATTATCAATATGTTGCTGCTAGATTATTATTATTCAGTTTAAGAAAAAGTATTTTTAGAAAACTTTGGGACCATCCACACTTATACGATCACACAAAAAAATGTGTAGATAAAAAAGTTTACGATCCAGAAATTTTAAAATTATACGACAAGTCAGAATTTGATCGTATGAATATGTGGATAGACCACACAAGAGATTACAATTTTACATATGCTGGGTTAAGACAAGTGATAGACAAATACCTAGTACAAGATAGAAGTTCAGGTGAAATTTATGAAACACCTCAGTTTATGTATATGCTTATATCAGCAACGATATTTGCAAAATACTCAAAAGAAAAAAGGATGACTTATGTTAAAAAGTATTATGATGCTATTTCGAGGTTTAAAATTAATATTCCAACTCCTGTTATGGCTGGCGTTAGGACTCCTGTTAAGCAGTATGCTAGTTGTGTTCTCGTTGATATTGATGATACTCTTCCTAGTATTTTTAGTGGTGATATGGCTATTGGCCGTTATATATCACAACGTGCCGGCATCGGTATTAACGCTGGGCGTATAAGAGGAATCAATTCACGTATTAGAGGTGGCGAAGTTCAACATACTGGTGTTATTCCATTTCTTAAAAAGTTTGAGGCAACAGTTAAATGTTGTACACAAAACGGTGTAAGAGGTGGTAGTGCAACAGTTCACTTTCCTATTTGGCACCAAGAAATATCTGATATATTAGTTTTAAAAAACAATAAAGGTTCAGAAGATAATAGAGTAAGAAAATTAGATTACTCAATTCAACTATCTAAATTATTTTATCAAAGATTTATTAATGATGAACAAATAACTTTATTCTCACCACACGAAGTACCAGATTTATATGAAGCTTGGGGTACTCCCAAATTTGATAAACTATATGAAGAATATGAAAAGAAAACATCTATTAAAAAGAAAAAAATATCAGCACAAGAATTAATACAAAGTGTTTTAAAAGAAAGAGCAGAAACAGGCCGTATCTATATTATGAATATAGATCATTGTAATACACACTCATCATTTAAAGATACAATTACTATGTCTAACCTTTGCCAAGAGATTACATTACCTACTAAACCAATTCAACATATAGATGGTGATGGAGAAATAGCATTATGTATATTATCGGCGATCAATTTAGGTATATTAAAAGATTTAGATGAATTAGAATTACTGTGTGATCTATCAGTAAGATCGTTAGATGAAATTATAGATCACCAAGAATATCCAGTTAGAGCAGCAGAAATATCAACTAAGGCCAGAAGAAGTTTAGGTATAGGTTATATTGGTCTAGCACATTATCTAGCAAGAGAAAAAGTAATGTACCACGAGAAGGCAGCTTGGAAATTAGTAGATGAATTAACAGAAGCATTCCAATACTATCTATTAAAAGCAAGTAATGAATTAGCAAAAGAAAAAGGTAAGTGTGAGTACTTTAATCGTACAAAATATTCTGATGGTATCTTACCAATTGATACCTATAAAAAAGAGGTAGACGAAATAGTTACTAGAAAACTATCATTTAATTGGGAGAAATTGAGGAAGGATATTGTTGAGACCGGCCTCCGACATAGCACACTCTCGGCTCAAATGCCATCAGAATCTTCAAGTGTAGTATCTAATGAAACAAATGGTATAGAACCACCACGAGATTACTTGTCTATAAAGAAATCTAAGAAAGGGCCATTGAAACAAGTAGTACCTAATTATAGTCAATTAAAGAATTTTTACACCTTACTTTGGGATATGAAATCAAATGAAGGATATATAAATGTAGTAGCAGTAATGCAAAAGTATTTTGACCAAGCAATCAGTGGTAATTGGTCATATAATCCAGAAAATTATGAGAGTGGCCAAACGCCATTGTCAGAAATGATAAACGACCTATTGACCACCTATAAGTATGGTTGGAAGACGTCCTATTATCAAAATACGTATGATGGTAAGAGAGATGAAGATGAACCGGCACATCCAGTAGGTTTTAAAGACAACGTGCCAGAAACAATAACAAAGGAAGATGACGATTGTGAATCGTGTAAAATATAATTATGAGTAGAAGCGTATTTAATAAAGCAAAAGGTTTAGACTTTACTAAAGCAAGTATGTTCTTTGGTGAAGATTTAGCCGTTCAAAGATATGATACGTTTAAGTATCCTATTTTTGATAAGCTAACACAACAACAATTAGGTTTCTTTTGGAGACCAGAAGAAGTATCACTACAAAAAGACCGTAATGACTACTTAGATTTAAGACCAGAACAAAAAAATATATTTACATCTAATTTAAAATACCAAACAATGTTAGATAGTGTACAAGGACGTGGACCTTGTTTGGCATTTTTACCGTTCTGTTCTTTACCCGAATTAGAAGGTTGTATTGTAACTTGGGATTTTATGGAGACAATACACAGCAGATCATACACTTACATTATTAAAAATCTTTATGCTAATCCAGGAGAAATCTTTGACACAATTATAGAAGATAAGAAAATAGAAGAACGAGCCGAGTCTGTAACAAAATCTTATGATGATCTTATTGAAATGGGTTACAAGTATCAATTAACACCAGATAAAGTTGATATGTATGAATTGAAAACTAGATTATGGAAAGCATTAATCACAGTAAACATATTAGAAGGTTTAAGATTCTATGTATCGTTTGCTTGTAGTTTTGCTTTTGGTGAATTAAAACTATTAGAAGGCTCAGCAAAGATTATATCTTTTATTGCTAGAGACGAAAGTCAACATCTAGCTGTATCACAAAGAATAATTAATAACTATAAAGACGTAGAGAACGATAAGATGATGTTAAAGATTATTAAAGATACAGAAAAAGAAGTTTATAAAATGTATGATGATGCTGTAGCTTCAGAAAAACAATGGGCAACTTATTTGTTTTCACAAGGTTCAATGATAGGACTATCAGAAAAACTTTTACACCAATTTGTAGAGTATATGGCCAATAGACGTATGAAGGCCATTGGTTTAGATCCTGTTTATGATACTAAGATAAATCCATTACCTTGGGTAGATCATTGGTTGAATAGTAAAGGTCAACAAAATGCTCCACAAGAAACAGAAATAGAAAGTTATGTTATTGGTGGAATTAAACAAGACGTAACTAAAGATCAATTTAAAAAGTTTAAACTATAATGATTACTAAACAAACAAAAACTTGTCCTTCCTGTCAAACTAAATATGTAATAGCGTGGAACAACGAGATACACGAAATGAATCCGATTACGTGTCCATTTTGTAGTCACGAGATAGATGAGGAAGCAAGTGAAACAGACAACGATAGTTGGGATTGATTTTAGTTTAAACTCACCGGCCATTTGTGTCAGTGATGTTAGTCTTAAATTTGAAGATTGTAAATTCTTTTACTTAACAAGTAAGAAGAAACATATAGGTAATATGATGAAGAATATATTAGGTACTGAACATATTGAATATAAAAATCCTATAGAAAGATTTGCTAACCTATCTACTTGGGCATTGTCTATCATAAACAAACTAACAAAGCCTAAAATTTTCATTGAAGGCTATTCTTATGGTAGTAAAGGTCAAGCCGTATTTCAAATAGCAGAAAACGGTGGCATATTAAAGTATAGATTAAGTCAATACGATTATAGAATATTAGTACCAAGTGTAATTAAAAAGTTTGCTACAGGTAAAGGTAACGCTGATAAACAAATGATGTATGAACAGTTTACGAAAGATACCAATACAAATCTTATGAAAGCTTTTGATATACCTACACTTAACAATCCGATTACAGATATAGTAGATGCTTATTATATAGCTAAAAAAGGGTATTTTGAAAGTAGAATATGTGAAACTTAAATGAAAACATTAAAAGCTAAAAATCATTTATCTGAAATAAAAATACCAATACAATTGTTTGATGTACAATCTTTAATTACTATACCACCAGATAATTGGTTGGAAAATAGAGTTAAAGAGTTTGGTTATTTTGATAGTTTTGAAAAAGCAGGTATGTTATATCCAATAGTTGTAACTGATGAAACCGAACAGTGGGTAATAGAAAGAATATTACCTAAAAATCCACAACATAAAGATACTAATAATAAACTTAAAAAAGGTTTATATGTACACTTAGGCAATAAACGTGCTTTATGGGCTAAAGAAAAAGGTTATGAAAAAATAGAAGGTTATTTTGTTAAAGAAAGAAAAGATAAAGAACTAATAAAATCATTAACACATATTAAACATACAAGGATTCCTAAATGATTGCTTTAGTTACAGGTTCACAAGGTTTGGTTGGTTCTGAATCAGTTAAATTTTTAATCAATAAAGGATTAGATGTAATTGGTATTGATAATGATAGTAGAAAATATTTTTTTGGTAAAAAAGCCAGTACAGAAAATGTCAAAAAGGAATTATTAAAATATAAAAAATATAAACATAAGAGTATAGATATAAGATCATATACTGGTTTAGAAAAAATATTTAAAGAATATGGTAAGAATATAGTTTTAATTATTCACGCTGCTGCTCAACCATCACACGATTGGGCTATTAAAGAACCTCATACAGATTTTAATATCAATGCTGTAGGTACTTTAAATTTATTAGAACTTACAAAGATATATTCTAATCAAGCAGTCTTTATTCAAGTATCTACAAATAAAGTTTATGGTGATACACCAAACAGATTGCCTTTAAAAGAAAAAGAAACAAGATATGAAATAGATACTTCACAT